TTCTAACTCTACGTACACCACCTGCAGTCTCATCTGCACCTTGCTCTGTAATCCTTAATACTAGCTCTTCTAATGTTGGCATATTACAAAGCACCTCCACCTCTTGTCATTATATTTTCTATAGGAACTGCTCCATCCGTATCTAAAGTATTAGATTTTATTTCAGCTCCATTTACTTTAGCTATAAATTTATCATCTCTATTTTTTCTTTTACATGATTTTTTATAAAATAAGATTATTTGTTCTTTTGTTAAAGAGAGTGTATACTGTATTGACCAACCATATTGCGACATAACTACATCAAATACTTCGCTCCATCCAAAATTATCTTCTATTACTACCTTATCTGCTTGGACAGAGCTATTAAGTTTTTTGCATACGAATAATTAACTGAAAAAGCTTCTATAACTAACTTCATTAAATCATTCTTTGTAGCTTTGTTTTCTCTGATATATTCTAATGTTACTTCGCCATTAGTTGCAATATTTGATAATTCTACTAAATCTTCTCTTAGTAAAGAGAGTATTTTCATTAATATTCCTTCTATGTTTTCTTCTACTTTCTCTCCCATTAGGTCTTTAAAACCTTTGATAATTTCAACTACTTTGTCTTCAAATTTATTTGACCTATCCCAATCTAATGCTTTTATTGATATGCTTATATCTCCAAATGGAACTGATACTCCTTGATTTACCATTACATCTCTTTCTGTACGAGATTTAAAACTATTGAATATATTATTTTTCTCTGCATTTGTCATTTTATTTTCCTCCATTTTAGTTTGTTATTATTAGTACATTAGAGATATACCTCTAATATAACTATAAGTTAATTCTTATATAGCTAACTTTTAGGGACCACCAGAATTTATTAGGTATATATATCTATTATATAAATATCCTGGTGACCCTTAAAGTACTAAGGTGCTACTGTTGTAAAGTTAATTATATGATTTGCTGCCATAGATGAATAATCATCTAAAGCTCTTACATCTTTTGCAACTGCTAATATATAATCTGAACTATTTGCTAAAGATGCATCTGGATTGACTGTAGCTTGAGCCGCTCCTGATTGTGTTACAGTACAAGCAATGTGTGTACCATCGTCTTTAATTAAGATAAAATTACCACTATGCACTGATTCTGGATGTATACTTCTATTAAAATTAACTAAAATACTTTCTGTAATAGCAACATCTGCATCTGCATCTGCTGGATCTGTAGTTGATACTGCTAATGTGGCTGTTGTTCCTGTAACTTCTGCTGTTTCTTCTCTGAACCATCCTAATTGTTCACCAGCTGGTTGAGTTGTATCTGCAACTGCCATTGCCACTAATTTAATTCCTGATTTGCCATCTTTAGTAAAGGCAGTTTCTATTTCCGGACTTATATTGATTTTTAACAATCTTACTCTTAAATATAGGTCTCTATTGTCTCTTTTAGGAGCACTGTACTCTAATACATAATCTGTAAGAACTGTATTACCACCAAATTTAATAGTACTTGTTCCTTTAACATCTGCTGTTGCTTCTACATCTGCAACATCTGCTGCTGCTTTTCCTATTGCATATGCAAATTTCTCAGCTGATAATTCTGATAATACTGTTTCTACTTTACATTCTTCTCCAGGTACAAAATAACCTACTGGTGCAAGTATTTGGTCTATTTCAATTGGTTCAAGTGCTGCGTTATAAGTTAAAGTTAAACCATCAGAACAAAAACCTAAATCTATAGGTGATGTATCTGGATTTAAAACTAAATTTCCTGCTCCAACATGAATTTTACTTGGTGTTCCCATACTTTTTCCTCCTAACTTATATTTCTAACTTATTATTTGTCTTATCTCTACTTGATTTAATACTCCTTGTGCTAATCCAAAGCTAGTTAAATATATGTCAGAATATTGTGCATTTTCTGCTTTTGGACTATGCAAATTTGCTGGCCAATTACTTTCTTTACGAAGTACTCTTTGTATTGCATCACCATACCTTAATACAAATCTATGTAGAGTTTCCTCATCTTCATTAACTATCCATGTTATTACTTCAATAGCTATTACTCTTTCTTGAAATTCGTATTGATCGTCTTTCTTAAAGGAGCGATTAGCTTTTACTATAATAGTTGGAAATACTGTTAAATTGCTTGGGTCTCTATCTCCAAATTTATACTCTTCTGGTGTTGGTGTTACTAAAGAAGAGCCTGCTTCATATTGCAAAGTTATCAACGCTGCATTTAATTTATTTGTTAATATACCTATAACTGAATCTACTGCATATTCTGCATTCATTTATATCACCTACTTTGGAATGCTGTTCTTTCTGCATCGCTCATTGCTCTAAATATTTCAGTATGAGCTATTCTTACCCATCTTCTATTTTTTTGTTCTGATAACTCTATTACTTTTCTTACTGGTAGTCTACCTTTTCCTTTATGATGCCATGCTGCTTTTTTGTCCCTTGTTCCAATTTCTAAAGTACTTTTAGTTATCTTTTCTATGTGATTTGCACTTTTTGTAGTTAATGACTTTCTTAAATCTCCTTTAAAAGTTAATATTGGTTTGCTTCCTACTTTTTTCATTTTCCAGGTTCTATATCCAGGAGTTAACGGTGTCCAAGCTCTCAACCCTTCAAAAGCTCCACTATTTGCAAATACTTTTTCTTGAGTTGATCTGAAATCTTCCGCAATCTTTTCGAATACATCTGTAAAATCATCCATAGAATCAGCAATCATATTTAAACTTCTATGAAGTTGTCTTTCACCATCTACAGTAAATGTTAATCTAAACATATTTACTCACCTACTTATTTTACCATTGGTCTACTCCATCTTTCCATTGTCTTTCTGGAGTGTCATTATCATCATCACCATCTGCACAAAAAGAATAAAATCTTGCACTATTAGTACTTGATATTTTTGTGCTATTAGGTAAATCCATTTGTAAAGAGAGTATTTGCTCAAGTCTTGAATCAGCGTCTTTCTTCCATTCTCGTATTATATTTGGCATATCACCAGATGCTTGTAATACTAAAATTTGTGCTATTTCAGAGGCTGCATATCTTGCTGATATATATTTAAGTTTATCTACATCATCTGAGTTAGTTATTGGTACTACATATAATCTTTCTAGTAATCCGTTTATTTTTGAATCTGCATCTGGTATATGTTCATTTGTTATATCTGTTAAAGTAACTTTAGATGTTGCACTAAATGTTACCCATTTTATTAATTTTTGTATATCATTATAGTCTGAGTATGCCATTTAATTACCTCCTTCTAAAGCTTTATTTTTCTATATAATCATTTACTCCTTTTAAATCGTTTACTTCGTCTTTTAATTCTACAATTGCTTCATGAGCTTCATCTAATTTTTCACTTACTTCATCTAGTTTACTTTTATATGTTATTGCTTTTTTCTTCCATATATTTTTAGCAGCAATATGGCCACCCTTACTACTTCCTAATTTATCTCTAAATTCAACAGCTCTTACAGTATTTACTTTCATTAATATAGACATTAAACCGTACTCTGTAACAAACCACATGTCTCTAGATTGCTTAGAACCTGGTGTTACAACTGATAATACCAGCTTTTCATCATCTGAATCAACTAATTTAAGCATTTTACTAACTTGATATTTTCCATTTACTTTTGCGTCTTTTGCATAATCAATTATTTTTGCAATTTCTTTTCCTAAAAATATTGGATTGTCTATTTCTCCGTAAAAATCTAAACTTATCCCAAATACTTTTCCTGTAATAATTATGTCTTTTTCTGTTAATATTTTATTTTTCATTTTAATCTCTCCTAAAATATAATTTAAGATTTCTCATATTTTAGAATCTTTCCTCCTAAATAGAATTTTAGCAATGAGTTCTATTTAGTTTTAAAAATTATAAATTCTTCTTTACTATCTCTTGATATGTTAAAGAAGTTACCAAGATTAACTACGATTTAATTATAATTATGTACTATATATTTATATTAAACAAACTTGGAGGTCTTTGTAGTTAATCTTGGTTAATAATTAGATACGTTTAATTTATTTATATATGTATATTATATACTATAATTAGGAATATGTACATAATAAATATCAATATTCTGAGGACTACTGGTTATTTGTTATAATAGATATATATTACTTAATAATCCTGGTAGTCCTCAGATAATCTATATTAAGCTAATACTCCACCTGCTCCAGCAACTACCGCTCCTGTTGCATTTAGTGCTTCCCACCAACAATGGAATACTATTGTTCCCGCTACTGCTGCTTCTCCTGTAATTTCATATCCAACATCTTCTCCATTTATAATTTTATCAATTAATATTGTAGAAGTTGTGTCTACTTTTAATGTAGGAGTTGCATCATACCATAATTCTCCAACTGCTAAATCATCTACATCTGTTGCTGCAATAAAATTATTACTTGCTGATTCTGTACCTAATTGAATTTTAGATGTATTTCCTGAAGTATCATCACCTTCAACTGTTACTTCTGCAAGTATTCTTAATCTTACTAGCCCTGTAACTGTTAACAATTCATGAGTAGCAACTGTGTTCCAAGTAGCATTACTTAAATCAACAGTTGCTGCTAAGTAATTTACTGCATTGTAGTTTAAAGAGTTTGCTTTAATATAATCTACAATAGATTTATTTGTTGCTGGTTCTGAACCACCAGTACCATTCCTTAAAACATCCCATATATCTCTTAATACTTCAGCCATACTTACATCATTTGCTGGCGCTGCTGATGCAGGAAAAGCTGCAATACCTTTTGCTCCAGCTAAGATATCATAAAGAGATTGAGCTGTTGGTAAAACTGTTCCTGCTCCATTGATTATATTCTCTTGAATATAACGAATTACTTCTGCTAAAGATACATTATTAGCTGAAGCTGCTCCTGCAGGGAATGATGCAATACCTGTTGTTCCTGACAAAATATCAGTTACAGATGAAATATTACCTGTTGATATCAAACCTTCTGATAAATCTGAACAATTATGTAATACATATGTTGAACCTGTTATAGTATCAACAAAGTTTTTAGTACCATCTGTTGTTCCATTTACATAAAATACACAATCTTTAACTACTACATTTAAAGAGGCTGCTGTTATTGTATTGATTATTCCTGTTGTTACTTTAGTAATGAATCTGCAATTTTCTATTAATGCATAATGAGCTGCGTTTAAAGAGAGTACTCTTGCATTTGCATCACCATCTACATAGCCATTTTTAAAATGATTTAGTAATTTGAATCTATCTCCTGTAACTGTGAAGTCAGAAATAACTTCTTTATCAGTTACATCTCTTGTTTCGCAATCTATAAATGCACAATCATTACCAGATATTGTTGCATATGTTACAACTGAATCAATTCCTGTTACTAATAATAGATTACAAAATGATACATTAGCAGCAGATACTGTCCAAGTAGTTCCTGTATGTCCAAAACTAAATGTTGGTCTATTAGAACCTTGACCTAATCCTATAATTGTAACTCCTATAACATCTGCAACAACTTTTGCTCCTGTAGTTGTCCAAGTTTCTGAATGTCCTTCTGCAACTAATATTATGTCTCCTCTATTAGAAGTACATTTTCCAATTGCTGCATCTAATGTTGCTAAAGGAGATGCCCAAGATTTACCTGTATTAGAATCACTTGCATTAGATGCTCCTGAATCTACATAAAATGTATATCCTGTTCCTGCTATAAAACCTTGATTACCTATTTTTAAGTTTTTAAATACTCCTACATTAGCTGTTACTTTTCTATTTCTATTTAATCCAAAACCATATCCATTACCCATAGTAATAATCCTCCTTCATTTATTAGGTTTACAGGACTACGTTTAGTAGTCCTTCACTCTATTACTATTTTTGTTAAGCAATTACTGCTTCTAATACATATCCTAAATCTGAACCTGTTACTTTTTCATCATAACACATAAAAGCTTCTATTTTGTCTGAGTGATGGTCTTCATCTCTCCATCTACGAACTCCTCTAATTTGTCCATCCCTTGGCCATACAAAAGTATATCCAGCTGATGGTGTGTCTAAAGCAGGAGCACTAGCAACATGTCCTACCCATACATCTTTACTCCATACTCTTGAATATGAAGCTGTTTGTCCCATATCTGCAGTATTAACTAACGAACTACCTATATAAATATTATCTATACCTGTAAGAGCTTTTAGTGTATCTATTGTAGCTGTTCTTAATCCTGTTACAGGCATTCTGTCTAACAATTGTGGATGATGTTTTAGTTTCTTCCATACATTGTTAGCTAATATTAATTTGTTAGCCATTTTACCTGAAGTAGATTCAATTGCTTCAATAGCTGTTTCAATATCTGCTAACGGATCAGAATTATCATAGTCATCCCATAAATTTGTTGGTGTTGAGCTATTATCCCAGTTTCCTGTTGTCATACACATTGCTTCTATTCTTGTTTCAAGTTCTAATAATATTTTATCAGTTACAAAGTTAGTTTTATTAGTTTCATAGTTTAATACTGAATCAGCATTATCTCTAGTTTCATCTTCTAATAAAGTATGTTCTGCAACTTCTTCACAATAGTAAGTATCTGAACTTAGTGTGAATCCGCTACCTTCTGACCTGCCACCTGGTGCTCTTTTTTGTGCTGTATTTCTGAACCAATCTCCTTTAGTAAAGATATAATATCTGTCTGATTGCTTTTTAACTGATACCATAGGAAATATTTGTTCAGCTATGTACATTCCATTTCTATATGCAATAGATATATTTGTCATAATTTGGTCTATATGCACATCATTATGTGTTGGTAACATTTTTACTTCACCTCTATCTTTCTATATATTATATTATGCTGATATTGTTGGTGCTCCTGGAATTAACAATACTGATATTACATCATTATCGTCTCCACCTTCTCTTGCAATTGCTCCATATTCTGCATGATCTGCTGTTACTGCTACTCCATCACCATTACCATCTGAACCTATATAAGCTCCAGCTGTAACAGTTCCACCTAATACTAAATTAGAAATACCATAAACCATTACTTCTGCTGGCCTTCCTGCAGCGGCTGGGTCATTTTGAAGTATTCCATACATTGCTTCTCCATTACCACATACATTAACTGTTCTGTCATCTGTTAGCTTAACAAACTTATACTGTTTTGCAGATAAATCAGCTGCTGCTAACAAAGAATCACTAAATAATTTGCTTTGTCCTGCCATTATCTAACACCTCTTTCTTTTTGCATTGATTTAAATAGATCTGGTTTGTCTTTTTCAACAAATGCTAAAGCTTCTGTGTAAGGAATATTCTTTTCCTTTACAGCTTTCATTACTTCATTTTCAAATAGCATTATTGAATTAGAACCTTCTCCTTTATCTGTTGAAGTTCCTTCTTCAGTAAGTTTTACTATTGGTTGTAAAGAAGTAATTATGTCTTTAGCTGTTTCTTTGTCTTTTAGATATAATGCTTTATATTTCTCAGCCATTGGTTTAGTCATTTTACCTTCTGATAAAGCAACAGTTTCAATAGCTTCCCATTCTTTTTCTACTAATGTTTTTTCAACATTATCAAGTCTTTCAGATAATTTGATGTTCTCTTTCTCTACATCTGTCTTTCCATCAGTTAATGTTTTTACCTGTTCTGATAATTTAACTACTTCTGCATCTGCTTTTGTTTTATCTGTTTCCAAATTACTTACCTTTTTAGTAAGCTCTTCATTGTCTTCAGATAGTTTTTTAGCTTTTTCTAACTGCTCTTTAACTGCTTTATCAACATCTTCCTGTGTTGCATCTTCTGATAACTTTAATGATTTTAACAATTCTTTATCCATAACTTTATTTTCCTCCTTTATTGTTGTAATACTATCATTTAATTCTTTACTTACATCTTCTGACATTAAAACTACTTCTTGCATACCTTTTATAAATGGTCTATTAGTTAAACCTCCACCTAATAGTACATTTTGATATACTTTTCCTGTTTCATTGTCTTTATATGAAAATTTAAATTCAGGACTAAAGTATTTATATTGACCTGATTTAACTACTTCCTCACCTAATTCTGTCCATTCTATATTAGCATAAAGAGAGTTACCTTTTTTATCTAACCTTCTAATCCATCCAGCGGCTGCTCCTTTTTTATCTGTTATTCCATGTTCTAGGTCTATGCTAATGTCTATTCCTCTAACATTATCATTAAATGATTTTACGAATAAACCTAAATCTTCTTCTTTTATCTCAATTTCACCATGTATTGGATGATTCCATTTGCCAACTCTCATTGCTTCTATATCATTTGTTTCTCCTAATTTCACTGTATAGAATATTGATGATAATTTATCCATATATATCACCTCCTATTTTCCAAGTACTTGACATTTTAATATTGCTTTTTTCATTGCGCCTGCTGCTTTATTCTTTATAACAAATTTAAATGAATAGCCTACTATTGCATTAATACTACCTGTGTTAGATGGTATTAAAGAGATTGGCGCGTATGCATTAGATGTTGCTGAACTATCTGATAATATTGTACTTGACCAATCTGTTTGTTCTGCTGAATCTCTTCTATATAAAAATACATCATATTGTTGGTCTACATTTATTAACAATATCATATTTCTTACCCATTCTGCATTATCATACCAAGCTGATTCAACTACTTCATTTTGAGCTTTACCTGTATCATCTGTGTAATTGATTATTGCTCCTAAGTCTTTATATCCTGAATGTGATAATTTACTATGTTCTGGTTTTTTAATACTTGTCCCTGCTGCCATTTACTTCACCACCTTTAGTGTATGCTTCTTTATCTTCTTTTAAAGAGATGTCTTTATCATCTATAATTTCTACATCTCCTTCTTGCCAAGTAAACCGTAATTCTGCATTTTTATTAATATCTTTATCCATTAGCTAATAACCTCACATTCTACTATGTACATATCCCACTTTTCTTTACTTGCTTGTCTAGAATTTGCTATTGTTTTCTTTTCTGGAGCTTTATTATAAGTTACTTTGTTTATCTTTACTTTAGCTCCTCTATCTAACACTAATTCTCGTTGATTTCCATATTCAACTGATTTATCACCTATTGGAACTACTTTATTTCCTTTAGGTACTTTTATTTTAAAGAAAACATTTGCTCCTGGTGATAAGCTCTGCTCAAAATCTCCTTTAGTTGTTGTTGACATAAAGCCTTTATCTTTAAATGTTTTGCCTACCATAGATTCAATGCTTTTATTTTTAAACATATCGCTTTTAGCGTATCTATAAACTTCTATCTCTCTTTCTGTTGCTTTAGCTTTTTCAAATATTTTCTTCATTTTATTCATTGCACTAAATACATCTTGCTTAGTAAATGTAGCCATATTAAAACTTGATATCTTTCCGGTTCTTAAATATTCATTCATTGGATACGATATTGGTCCTGTGTAATTAAGTATCGCATCTTGCTCTTCTTTACTTAGACTGTTAAAGAAGTCTTTAGCCATTTTATTTAATTCGTTTTCAGGTACATTCTTTGTTTGTTGCGCAACGTCTTTTATAATTATATTTTTACCAACTAAGTGTCCATGTGCTTTTATTAAGTCATCTGATGGTGGCCTAAAATTAATACTAGGCATTGTACTTTCATCACCTATATAAACCCATATACATCTACATCTTCCATGTAAAGGAGGTGTATATTCGTAATATTCATCACTACCTACTTTAGCATATAGCCCATCTAAATCAGCACATAAAGGACATGTTCTATTATCCATAATTGCAGAATACATTGCTATTTGTGCTTTCTGTATTACTGCATTAGCTTCATCTCTTCCTAAATTAACCATTGTACCTATTAATGATAAATTATCATCTATTATGCTATCATAATCATCAAATATATCATCAAACATGATGCTGTCTACTACTTCTTCTATTTTCATTTAAGCATCATCCTTTCAGCTTTTTTGGCTGCATTAATTACTACATCGTTTACTAAGTTTGTAGTGTAGTTAAATAGGAATCTGCTTTTTACTCTTTCTGCTATATTGTTAGCGATTATTGATGCTTGTGTTTTCAAACCATTTGTGTCTATTAATGGTTTTTGTAAAGGAGATTGCGTATTAGCTCCAAAATCTACTGATTTATTCATGTATTGGTATATGAAACTTGTTAGCTCTCCTTTATATCTTACAGGTATTGCTGCTATTTTAGATGGCTCTGTCATTTGCACTCTTTCTGATAAGTCTTTTACTATCTTAGAAATAATTACTTTACCATCTTCTTTAAATGCGTTTTCTAAGCTATCTAATCCTGCTTCTATCTCTTCAAAGTTTATTCCTTCTTCTTCTGGCTTTCGTTCTCTCCAGTATTGTTTTGTTGGTTCAGTAAGATTTTTTTCTTTTTCATCATCATTATCAGTCTTCGCCTGTTTTGCTGATTGTTTAGTTGATTCTTCATTTTTATCATCTTCCTTTTTAGAATCATCTTTTAAACTATCATTAACATCTTTCTCTTCTGTGTATTCTTTTTCTAAAGAAGTATTGTCTTTATTACTTTCTTTTTTAGTGTATATATCTTCATCTTTGCTTTTTTCAGGTAATTCAAGCATATCTCTTAGCCATTCCTCTATATTTTTATCAGGTACTACTAAGCCACCATCTGTTAGAAGTTTAAGCGTTTCAAATAACTTGCTATCATTTCCTCCTAATGGTTTAAAGCATAAGTATGGAAATTGATCTGTATTAAAATTGTACTTTATTAAAGATGGTATTGCATAACTATTGAATACATTACATATGTACTTAGCTTCTGCATTAAGCATCATTAAAAACATATCTGATTGGTCTTTACTAAGAGCAAATGACCCTGTTTCTGTACTACCTAAATTAATGAACTGACATAATGCACTTCTTGCTATCATTAAGTCTTGATGTTGTAAGTATGGTAATATGTCTACCATATTTCTTTTACCTTCAAATAATTCTAATAAGAATCCTTCAGGTATTGTTGCTCCTCCTAAATCAGCTGATCTTAAAGTAGTTACGATTTTTTCTGCTCTCTCTATATCATCATCTGTTGCACCTGCTGGTAATTTAATTATAGGAGTACCAACATGATTTCTCTCTATACCTATATTCATTATCTTATATAGGAAGTCTTTAATCATCCAATGTTTATAAGGAGCTCTTAATGCTGATGAACCTCTTATATCTCCATTCTCTGCTCTATGACTAAAGATGAGTAATTTGTCTATTGGTATCTCTGCTTTTTCAAATCCTTTATTGTAAAGAGTTTGGATTACGCCTTTAGGTCCTCCATTATCATCATATAAGAAATCGTATATTGTTGCTTGTGGTCTAGGAGCAAACTTCCTCCATTTTAGATAACCGTCTTTATCTACTTTATATACTTTCTCAAATACTGAATGACCAAATGCAAACATTGTGCATATGTTTCTTAATAAGTCATCCCAATGAACTGACATTCCTATAGGTGGTCCTTCAAATAAGTTTTGCTCTACAAACTCTGCTGCTTTTTTTGCTTTTCTACTTTTATCAAATGGTTCTATATACCATTGAGTAGACCTTATTGGTAATTCTAGCATTAATAGCATTGCTTTTATTTGAGCATCTGACCTTTTCATTTTCTCATATATTGATATGTAATTAGGCCAAGTTAAAGCTTGTAAATATTCATCTGAAGCTAAGTTATATTGGAATAAAGAAGATTGAGTTCTTCCTATATGTCCTATTTCTCTTGCCATTATCTCACCTCCTGATTTGTGAGTTATTATGTTCTACCAATTACTAACGTTATGTGTACTTTTAGTTGTTTTAAATGATGACATACTACCATATTTCTTTTGCATGAATAAGTACATTAAAGCATCTGCATAATCAGGACTTCTACCTAATCTCTTCTTAATATCTTCTTTAGACTCTACCATTAATTTGCCTGAACTATGATATTTGTACTTAATAGATGTAAGTTCTTGTATTAAGAATCTATTGCTTTCTATATCTATTAGACCTTGTTTAAAGAGAGATGCTAAGTTGAAATAGCCTTCTGCTCTTGCATTTAAGTAATTAGGATTAGTAGACTTCTCTGAATTGTTACAATCCATTACGTTTACTCTTTGTTCTCTTAATCTATCACATACTCCTGAACCAACACCTATAACATCTATCTTTGCATATGTTGCATTTAACATATGATACAGAAACTTGATTGCTCCTGCTGTTTTCATTGTATCTTGCTTTGATACTGTACTATGTATTCTTGCAACATAGCCATGTCTTTTCATTATTACTGTAGAATCAGAACCAAATCTTGCAACATCACATGATACTTCTATAGGTTTTGTTGGTGTTAAAGAACGATTAATAGCTTGCTCTACATATTTATACGGTATTAGAGTATCTTCTGTAATGTCTGGAAAATCACCTAAAACTTTAGTTATATATGTAGGAGAATCTTCTCCCCAATCTTTTTTGCAATCATCAATCCAGTCTTGTGTAATTAAGTGCGGTACAATTACTTTTCCAGCTTTAATGTTAGGAGATTGAAATGCGCTTATATGATGCTTGACATAATCCATTCCAGTATTCCATATATCGTAGAAATATCCTTCATTGTTTTCAGATGGTGTAGAGATAACTAGCAATTTAGCACCTTCTGAAGTTAGAGCTCCTCTTATAGAAGAGAATGTTTGATGCGATACTAACTTAGCTTCATCTACTATAAAGAGAATGTCTTTAGCATGTTGTCCTTCTAACTTTTGCGGATCATCACTTGCCATACCAGTTGCAAACCAATTAGGAGACAAACGAATCATGCCAAGATTTACGTCTATAGAATCTATATCTAGACCAATAGAAGGTAAGTCCATTCTAGCAGCTTTGAAACCGATCTCATTCCACAAAAGTTTTACCTGTCTCCAAAGAGAAGCTGTAGTTATTACTCTAGAATTACTTCTTGTAAACAAGAACCAGAGTGCTATATCTGATGCCAGAAACGTCTTCCCCGTACCGTGGGCACTCCTCACAGCCACGCGCTTGTGGTCAGCAACGTCGTACATTATTTTTTGTTGATAATCTGTAAATGTACTTTTTGTAATATCATATGCAAATGCTACTGGGTCATTATAGTAAAGAGCAAGCTTTTCTATCTTTTTCTGTATATCTATAGGAATGAATTGTAGTCTGTCAATGTTTGCAACTTTTGTTTCTAAAGCTATTGATGCTCTACTATGATTTTGTCTTTTACCTGTTGAATTAGCCCATCCCATTATACATCACTCCACTCTGCTTCTTGCACGTTGTCGTCGTTGCTTTCGTTATTATCGCTTTTATAGTCTAATAAATCTACTACTGTTGGTATTTGTTTTCTGCTTTCTGTATTGTTTGTATTTATCTTTTTAGCCATTGTTTCTGCTATTTGTACTATATTTACTGGATTGATATTTATTTGTGTTGCATTATTTATTGTATTATTTTGTGTTAAAGAGAGATTGCCGTATTTTTCTTTTCTACCTGCAGTTAATAAGAATCTTAATAAACCATCACTATAGCTTCTTGCTCTTTCATCAGCTATGCTTTCTAAATCGTCTATATATTCTTGATACGCTTCTTCCCATTTAGCAGCAAATTTAGGATATTTACTAATACACTTTGTTAATGTACCTCTTTTTAATCCTGCTGCTCTTGCTGCTTTGCCCATAACACCACATTTTTTAAATGCGTCAAGAGCGACTAATAGTTTTCTATTACGCTCTTTTAGATTTGCTTTATTCATTGCTTCTACTTTTTTTAAGTTCTTTACATACTCGTCTTCTGTCTTTGATTTCAATTTACGTTTACCCATTTGTTATCACCTCTATTTAGTTTTCAAAGAACAGAGCTAAAGAAATTAGATAGGATTTGAACCTACATTTCTGATATCATTATCAGCGTTTTGCCAAATTAAACTACTTACTCCATGGTGGTAGTTTCTTTTACTCTAATATAATACTTATAACTACCAAAATATATTATACTAAACTATAGATGTTGCTAGCTTAACTATAGATTTTTAGAATTACTTTAATTTTATTCCAAATAATGTTTTCTGTATTTGTATTAGTAAAAACATTAAAATCCTAATATTGTTATTATTCCCGCCAATAATAAACTTTGCTACTTATAGTACAACCTAACATAGCTCCCACTGTATTTAATTGGTTGCTCAGTACCTAGGTTTATGTTCATGCAACATATTTAAACTGAGCTATAGACTAAGCACGATTCGAACGTACATCTCCTTACAACCATCAATGGTGTGTTTTCCCATTAAACTATTAATCTACCTATGTAACATCTATTATCTTCAACTATAGGAGGTTGAAAAAGCAATACCAGGAATTGAACCTGGAACCACATCTAAAGATGAGTTATACCATTTAACTATATCGCTTGCCATAATATTTACTGTTTATCTTGAGTTTTACCTCTAGGTGGATAAATATTAAAAACGTACACCTATTAATAATATGTTAATTAAAACAAAATAATTATTCTCCAATAATTAATATTAATCTAAATTATCTAAATCTACATCCTCTAAAGCTATTGCTTTAATTGCATACATTAATGATTTTTCTAATAATTTTAATGCTTCTGATATATACTCTTCAGTCATATCATTTTCTTTACAATTGCTGTCTATATCAAATACTACATTTTTATAAGATTTTCTAATATATTCCATTCTCTTTATTCTATCATCGTTTGGTTTTACATTTGTCATACTTGCTAATGTTTTAGTTATATTCATAATTATCCTCCTAATCGTATATTTTGTTTTTATACTTTCATGTATCTTCATTTGATGCTAAAGTAGTTAGTTGTTTATCATATACCGCCATAATGCGTTTGTTGTTATTAAAGAAAGTTACGGTAAAACCATAATCTTCAAAGTCTTTTTTGTCAAATATCCAAACATGCTCTTTGCAATGTATTGTGTCTCCATTAGGTACTGTTAT